TGTGTAGATATGGGAGACATAATGCACACAAATCTGCACAAAGGAATACCATTAAAGAAATGGTTTTGGAACACACCTGAAGACATAGCCGCTTCAGCACAGTTATTTATAGAAAGCGAGATACTAGATATTATGCGTAAGGCTAGAGAGTACGGAAGTAAATTAGTTTATGGAGGTGGAGTAGCATTAAACTGCGTGGCAAATTCAAAAGTAAGACCATTGTTTGATGATATGTGGATATTTCCAAGCCCAGGAGATGCTGGGAGTTCGCTAGGAGCAGTCTTAGCGTATACAAAGCAAAGAATAGAATATAAAGATTGCTTTCATGGATATAATATAGAAAGAGAATTAAATCCAATAAAAGTAGTTGAAGAATTAATAAATAATAAAGTAGCAGGAGTAGCAAATGGAAAAGCAGAATTTGGGCCTCGTGCACTTGGTAATAGGAGTCTGCTTGGTGATGTGCGTTACGACATTAAAGATACAGTTAATGCCATTAAACGCAGACAGAAGTTTCGCCCTTTCGCACCAGCGATTTTGGAGGAGTTTGTAGATGAATACTTTGAAGGATACACTAATGAGTATATGCAGTTTACTTCTCAGGCTAAGCATGATTTTAACTCGATCACCCACGTCGATGGAAGTGCCAGAGTCCAAGTCGTTAGAGCTAACTCTAAGTCAGCATTACGACCTATTTTAGAAGAATACTATGAAGTTACCAAAGTGCCGATGTTGTTAAATACAAGTTTAAATATAAAAGGACAACCTATGGTTAATACCTGGGAGGAAGCACTGAGCTTTCAAGAAAAGTATGGAGTAAAAGTATTTTGATTTATTGGAATGGATGTAGCTTTGTGCAAGGTATGGAAGTCGCTAAGATTAGAGACCAGTTTGTATCATTAGTTTCTAATGAATTTAATCAGAACTGGATTAGACATTCTAAAGTTGGCGGAAGTAATGATAGAATACTTAGATGTATTATAGATGACTTCTGTAATCACAGTAAAGGTATATTGGGTAAGGCATACAATTCTAGTAATAGAGATACTGATATTTTAGAGTATGATACTGATGGGAATAAAGCAGATTTGGTTATTATACTTTGGTCTGGAATAAACAGAATGGAATACCTAAATCCTAATACTAAAACTTGGAGACAATCGGCTTGGATTAGACATCGTATGGCTCCTAGATACCCCTACAAACTATCAGCCGATTCACACATACACTACCACCCAGACATGACAAGAAGTATGCATAGCGGACTAGAAGGATATGCTAAGGATGTTCGTTTTGGAACGTACAACCTATTACAAAGTTTAAATTATATGATTTCAGTAAAGTACATATTAGAATCAAAAGGAATACCTTACTTGTTCTATAACTTAAGTGATGGGCAGATAAACCCAGTCAAAAAGTCAATAGACGATAAAAGATTTGAAGGCGCAAATATTACTTGGCATAATCATCAACTAAATTGGGCACAGTATTGTAAAGAGTTACCTCACCTAGAAGGAGAGGGCTTTTATGATATGTGCAAAAGAAACGATGTGCCATTTGGACCAAAAGACCATCCCTTAGAGGAAGGAAATAGGTTAATGGCAAACAGAATTATAAAGGATATATATGATAAAAAATTCGATAAAGTCTTTAGTAAAGAAAATTAAAGCACTATGGTTTCAACTTAGAAATCGAAACAAGTACATAGAAGATACTCACATCTATGAGGACTAATAATTACTCTGATGTGAAGTTTGGGTGTACCAAACAAAAAATAGTTCTTGACAGATGCCCAAACTTTTTGTATAATATATTATATATTTAGAAAGGAAACCGTAAGTGAAACAAATTATACCACCAACTAACTGTCCTTGTTGTGACTCTACATTAGAGTTCATTAACGACCAGTTATTTTGCAAGAACACTCAGTGTTCTGCACAGTGGGATAAAAAAGTAGTTAACTTCGCTTCCACACTAAAGATAAAAGGGCTTGGACCTGCAGCAATTACAAAGCTGAATATCCAAGACTACGCTGAATTATATGAATTAACTGTAGAAGATTTGCAGTCAAGACTAGGTTCAGTTAGATTAGGAGAGAAACTCTTTATAGAGATTCAGAACTCAGAATCGTTGCCGTTGGTTAAGATACTACCATCGTTTTCGATTCCGCTTATCGGTCGTACAGCTTCTCAAAAATTATGCAATAGTATATCTCATATTGAAGATATCAGCGAGAAAACATGTAGCGAAGCGGGACTCGGTCCGAAAGCAACTGCTAATCTAATTAACTGGTTAGAAACTGAATATTACCCCAATGACTACAACAACAGCCTACCTTTCAACTGGAATAATAAAATAGTAGAAAAGACAAAGGTTTCAGGTGTTGTTTGTATTAGTGGTAGACTAAAAAGTTATAAAACTAAAGCTCATGCAGAGCAAGTGCTTAGTCAATATGGATTTGTCGTAAAATCAAGTCTGACAAAAGACGTGACCCATTTGGTAAATGAGTCTGGAGTCGAGTCAGCAAAAACACAGACAGCTCGTGAACGAGGTGTCGTAATTATAACCAACCTAAAACATTTATTAGAGGATTAATCAAATGGCATTACCAAAATGGACAGACGAAAGAACATCAGAATTGACTTCTTTTGTCGGTGACGAAAGCCCTGTATCACAGGCAACTGTAGCAACTGCTGCAGAACAACTAGAAACTTCAGTAAGAAGTGTATCTAGTAAACTAAGAAAAATGGGTTTTGATGTAGAACTAGCTTCAGCATCAGCAACTAAATCTTTCTCAGATGAGCAAGAAGCTACTTTAAGTAACTTTGTAACAGATAACTCTGGTTCATACACATATGCAGATATCGCTGCAAACTTTGAAGGCGGACACTTTAGTGCAAAGTCTATTCAAGGAAAAATTCTTTCTATGCAGTTAACAGAACATGTTAAACCTGCTCCTAAAGTTGAGACTGTTAAGTCTTACAACGAGGAAGAAGAAAGCCAATTCGTTTCAATGGTAAACGACGGAGCTTTCATTGAAGATATAGCTGAAGGACTTGGTAGAAGTGTAAACTCTATCAGAGGAAAAGCTTTATCACTTCTTAGAGCTGGGGAAATCAACGCGATTCCTAAGCAAAAAGAAACTAAAGGTTCAAGCAAAGCTGATCCTTTAGCAGACCTAGACATCGATGGTATGACTGTCGACTCTATTGCTGATACAATCGGCAAAACAGTAAGAGGCGTGAAAACAATGCTTACTAGAAGAGGTCTACAATGTGCTGATTACAATGGCGCAGCTAAAAAAGAAATAGGTTAATCTAACCTTTTCACCTTCGCGAGAGGCTCTACGGAGCCTTTCGTATCTTATAACCACTAAATTGTCTTGGGAGATTCAATTTGACACTAGAAAGTGCATTACTGAAGCAAATCTTGTCGCTTGGCGATTTTGATACTTGGAACGGTTTAAAACAACATTATTTTCCTGAAGGAGAATACCGCAAAATATGGGGTATTGTTGATAAACATGTAGCAAAGTATAAAAATCTACCAACATTCGAAGAACTAAAACTAGAAGTTCGTTCTTCTGAACTACAAGAGAAAATTTTCGCTATCGAAACTGTTGAGACAGATGTCGATGCAGACCTATTGCTAGATTATCTCAAGAATCAATTTACCCAATCAGAAATACTAGGCTCAATCGAGTCGTATGTAGAAAACCAAATCGCAATATCAGACGCTAGAGAGAACATTGATTTACTTCAAGAGATAGTTGTGTCTGTAGAAGATAAAGTAGATACTCAAGATGCAAATGAGAGTATGGAAACGATTGAGTTGTTTGATGATGACGAGGCTTATAAGAAACGAATTACTTTAGGATTGAATCAAGACTTCGACCTAGAGTACTCATTCAAATCAGACGAGCTTGTATTACTTGGTGCTAAGTCAGGTGGTGGTAAGTCTCTCGTTTGTTGTAATGTTGCTAGTACAGTACGAAAACAAGGTCGTAGTGCTTTATACTTTACAATAGAAATGAGTAGTAAAGATATTCTACAAAGAATAGTAGCAATCGAAACCGAAGTAGATGCTAATAGATTGATACATCAGAATCTAGAACCACATGAATGGAACAAAGTAGGAGAATGGTGGGCAGGCAGATTTGTAGATGGAGAAGAAGTATTATCTAAGTATGATAACTTAGAAAAAGCTAACTTCAAAGAGTTCCATAAAGAATTAGTCAGAAATAAAATTGACTACAGTAAACCACAAATAGAAATTTATTACGACCCAGCTCTCACCACAGCAAAAATTGCTAGTGTTGTGAGACAGAATTTAGCTAAGTTACATAATCCAGGTGTTATTATTATAGATTACTTAAACCAAGTAAAAAGAACTAACAATGTAAAAGCAGGTCAGTATGACTGGACAGAACAGATAGAGATATCTAAATATTTTAAACAGTTGGCACAGGAGTATGACACGACTACTGTTACAGCGATTCAAACCAAAGCAGATGGTTCTGCTAAATTTTCAACCAATGTCGATAATGCTGTAGATGCCTTCTATAGTATTGACCATTTTGACCAGTCGGATGCAATGAAGTTCTCTTGTAAGAAAAGAAGAAACGCAAGAGTTGTAGGCTTCACGAGTGAGATGAATTGGAGTACACTAAAGGTTGGACCTCACACTGCGTTAGACCCAGACGAGAAAGCTGAGATAAAAGAAACTATGGGAACAGGAGAAAAGGTAGATGATGTACCTTGGTAACAGATGATATTATATACAGAAGAACAACTAATGATTGCATACACTCGACATTTAAGAGAAGTGCAAAAACTACAACATGTCCCAATGCCTACATATGAAGAATTTAGATTAATCTATGAAGATGAATGGACACAAAGATACAAGGAGATGAACAATGGATAAACCAACATTAGTACATGGCAGATGGACGCCAATTAAAATATCACCAAAAGATTTAGAAATAGCTGAAGCTATAAAATACTTAGGCCAGTACATAACTCATGTAGAGTTTGAGAAGCGATATCCCGAACTTGAACTAACACACACCGATTGGTATAGACTAACAAAAGGTAATACTTATCGTTCTAACAGAGTTGCACTTAAAAAGAGATATGAGAGAGTTTTTGAAGAAGCTTGGAATGAGAAAAAATTCCGTGCTATAGATTCCTTTGACATGGCAATGTTAGACCATGAGGAATACAAACAATATATTAAGGAGAAATATAATGGCTGATGATAGAGTAAGTAGAGAAACTGCTGAGATTATNCCTCTCCCACCACACACATGGTATGTAAAAACCGTTGGCTGGATGCTAGAACAAGCAAAAGTAAAAGAGAATATAGAGAATGTTCCACCCAACGAACCATTAACAAACAGTCTGAGGCAGCATGGAATCAAATCTCCCATTCTATGCATGCCCAACTGGTACCCCATTGCCGGCTCTCAAAGAATGAGAGCCGCGGTGGACTTACCTGAGATACACGACCAAGAAATAAGAGTCTGCCGCTTCGATCAGGAGTGGTGGCTTTTATATTATCTATGGGGAGATACAGATTTTAGAGACAAATCCATAGCAGTCTGGTTCCAGATGGCAGAACTAGTATGGAAGTCTAGATACTACGAACATGAGGTTGACCCAAGTGGTATGGACATGAGAGAGTTCGAGCGCATTGGAGATAAACTAAAATGGAAACATAACAAAGACGACGATAAGTGGAAATAATAAGTCACATACCAAAAATAATTCTTGACACGGGGTTAAAAAATTGGTATAATATATATAATTATGACAGCAGAAGAACTATTACAAGAGAAAGGATTAGCGTATCAGCTTAGCGGTAAAGACGCTAAAGTTTGTTGTCTAAACCCAGAACATGATGACTCAAATCCGTCAATGAGAATTGATAGAATTACTGGAGTCTTCAACTGTTTTTCCTGTGGTTTTAAAGGTAATTTGTTTACGTACTTTGGAGCACCTTCTAGCCCTTTAGAAGTGAGGCTCCATCGTATTCGTGAAGCAATAACGAAAGTCAAGTCTCAAACAGTAGGTATTCAATTACCTAAGGAGAGAATAAGATGGTCAGGTGGACCGCTCAGAAATATCTCAGAGGATACTCTAAAGATATGGGATGCGTTTACTTGGAACACTCCTAAGTTTGAAGGCAGAATTGTCTTTCCAATCAGAAACATCACAGGAAAAACTGTTGCCTTAATCGGAAGATTAATCAGTGAAGCAGGTATGGGACAATCGAAGTACTATATCTATCCTGGCGGGGCGGAAATGCCCTTTTGCCCTGCTAAGGTAAAACCAATACAAAACAGAGTAATTCTAGTTGAAGGCATATTTGATGCCCTTAACTTATGGGACAAAGGTCTTAAGAATACTGTCTGTTGTTTTGGTACGCAACAAATAAATTGGGTAAAACTATCCTTACTAAAAATGCAAGGCGTACAAGGAGTAGACATCATGTTTGATGGAGACGAAGCAGGTAGCAGAGCTGCAGAAGCAGCCAAAGGTCTAGCTGAGAAACTTGATATGTCAGCAAGGATAGTAACTTTACCACCTAACACAGATCCTGGTAACTTAAATCGTGACCAGATAGAAAGACTTAAAAAGAAATTGTATGGCGAATAACTACAAAAATTGTGCTACTAACCGCTCCGCAAGGGACTTGTGGACTGAGTATGACTATACTTTTTGTGAAGAACAAGAGTGGGATATAGAGTTCTGCTCAGATACACTAGGAAGAACGCCAGTATCAATTAGAAAGGCTAAACAGAAGTATAATCTAACTTTCCATAAACCTTCCCTATGGGAGAAAGGTGGTAAGAGATGGCATCCTTTAGCTAAAGAAATATTATTTGAGTATAAGAGAAAACATATAGAAGATAAAACTCCTATACTACAAGATGAATGGTTCGAGATACAAAAGAGATTAGAAGAAGTAGAAGGTTTCTACAGAAACTATAAGCAATGCGATATGCAGACTGAAGCTAAACGAATGGTTAACCATCGTCAGACTGACTATGAGAGAGCTACTATTCATATAGATTGGATAGTAACAAAAGAACCTACAGATGCCAAAGACACTATAGAAGTAGAGTGTCCTGTAGGTCATAAGTTCACACATCATTTTTATGCGTGGACAGACAAAGACATAGGCTGTCCAGCCTGTGCAAGAAAGGAAAATACAACATTGTACTTTCTAGATTTTGGCGAATTTGTAAAGATAGGAATAACAGTTAAGACCCCTGAGAAAAGATTTCAAGGCATACCTTTCGAGACAATACAAACAATGAATAATATAAGTTGGGGACACGCCCACTATATAGAACAACAAATTATTAAAAACAACAAAGAGTTTGCAACAGAACCTGAATTACTAGTAGGCAATGGCTCAACAGAGTGTTTCACTACTGATGCAAAACAATCAATTTTAGAGGAATTAAAACAATGGCAATAGCAATAATAGAAACAAAGATGTCTTCTACCAACTGGGATAGATACTTTGATTTTGAGGTAGACCGATATGCTCTATGCTCAAATTCTAGTGTCAAAAAAGTCTTGAAAAAAGATGTAGATATAGAAATAGATATCGATGCGTATGATTGGCTCATTCTTGTAGGTTCAGAAGCCTTCAAAATGTATACAAAAAAGACATCGGTAACAGAGTTCAATGGAAAAGTTTGCGATTCTAAGTTTTTAGGTTTAATTAATCCCGCAATGATTAAGTTCAAACCAGAAGCAAAGACAGAATTCGAGCGTGCAGTCGATAGTATATCGAAATACGTAAGCGGAGAACTTAAACAAGAGAGACTCGGTGAAGATAAGTGTTATGGAATCACAGAAACAAGTGACCTAATAGTTTATCTTAATAAAGCACTAGCAGATAAGAAAGATTATGTCGCACTAGATAGTGAGACTTCTGCTTTATATTGTAGAGATGGCTATATGCTAGGATTCTCTATGTCTTATGAAGCTGACCATGGAGTTTATGTTGACTGTGAGGCAATTGACGAAGAAGCTGAAGCTCTTATGCAAAAGATATTTGATACTAAAAGAATAGTATTTCATAATAGTAAGTTCGATTTACAATGGTTTGAGTATCATTTCAACTTTAAGTTTCCAAAATTTGAAGACACAATGTTAATGCACTATATGTTTGACGAACAACCAGGAAAGCATGGACTTAAACAGTTAGCAATCAAACACACACCATATGGAGATTACGAACAAGAGTTAGACCAGTGGAGAGAAAGTTATTGTAAGACTCATGGAATACTCAAAGGAGATTTCAGTTATGACTTGATACCATTTGAAGTAATGAAAACATACGCAGCGATGGATGCAGTAGTTACTTTATTATTGTTTGAGAAGTTTGAAGCTCCTCTTAGAAGTAATGACAAACTGTATTGGGTGTATAAGAATCTACTCATCGAAGGAGTAAGGTTCCTTAAAGATGCAGAGTCTAACGGTGTACCTTTCGATAGAACTAGACTAGAGTTTGGACAAAAGAGAATGAATGAAGATATCGAGAAGGCAGTTGCAGAACTATACAAGTTTCCAGAAATAAAAGCTTACGAGAAAGCTAAAGGCTCAGACTTCAATCCTAACTCTACATTACAGCTTAGAGAGTTACTATTTGACTATTTAAATCTGACCCCAACGGGGAAGAAAACAGGCACAGGAGCTCACAGCACAGACGCGGAAGTTCTCGGACAACTCGCAGAGGAACATGAAGTACCTAAACATATTCTTGAAATAAGACAGAAAGTTAAGATTAAATCTACCTATCTTGATAAAATTATACCTAACCTTGATAGAGATTCAAGGCTTCGTACAAACTTTAACCTACACGGAACTACGAGCGGAAGGCTATCATCTAGTGGTAAACTAAATATGCAACAACTTCCAAGAGACAATCCGACTGTAAAAGGTTGTATCAAAGCTAAAGCAGGATATAAGATAGTTGCAATGGATTTAACAACAGCAGAAGTATATTGTGCTGCGATACTTGCAAAGGATAGAGGACTACAGAATGTATTTAAGTCAGGTGGTAATTTCCACAGTACGATTGCTAAACAAGTATTCAGACTACCAGGAGAGGTAGAAGAAGTTGCAGAGTTCTATCCTGCCAAAAGACAACAGGCAAAAGCCGTTACCTTTGGTATTATGTATGGAGCAGGCCCGAAAAAGATTAGTGAACAGGTCACGAAGGATAGTGGAGAATACTTTTCACCACTTCAAGCGAAAGAAGTTATTGATGATTACTTCGAGGCATTTCCTAAACTCAAAGAGTGGTTAGACAATACTAAAGATTTTATTCAAGCCAATGGCTATGTCTACTCTCATTTTGGAAGAAAGAGAAGATTACCGAATGTCTTTAGTAAAGATAAAGGTATTGCGTCACACGAAGTTCGTAGTGGTGTAAATGCTCTCGTTCAATCTGTGTCTAGTGATATTAATTTACTAGGTGCTATTGATATGCAAAAGCATATTGTTGAGACAGGCATGGACGCCAAGATATTTGCACTTGTTCACGATTCAGTTCTAGCAGAAGTACGAGAAGATTTAGTAGAAGATTATAGTATCAAATTGAGACTATGTATTCAGAAAGATAGAGGCTTAATGATTCAAGGCTCACCAGTTGGATGTGACTTTGATGTCGCTGATGATTACAGTTTAGGTAAGTTCGGGAAGTTATATGGTATTTAGAGAGTTAAACTTATGTTTTATTCATATCCCAAAGTGCGGAGGTTCAAGCATAACTATGCAGTACCACAGAAAGCATGAAGGAGGTATTCATAATACTGTAGGTAAGACTTGGAGACCAGGACTAGAAGTAGAAATGTACAGACCTATTGGAAGAGAAGGACAGATACAAAAGTTACACAATATGCATGCTGATGCAGACCAATACTATCCTGTGTTCAGAGAATATGATATGATTACACAGGTAAGATATCCACTAGATAGATTCGCTAGTGCATGGAAGCATCTAGCAAGTGTAGACTTAGTAGATACTCCTTTTGATAAGTGGGTACCTCGTGCAATTGAAAATTTATATGAAGGTCATTGGGCAAGGTCATTAGACTATCCAGAACAATACATTCAACATTTAAGTGTTATCAATCCAGGATTTGATGCAAGTATATTATTTAAACATCAGTATACTTTCCTTAGACCTGAAGTTGAAGTACACAAATTAGAGGCAGGAACAATTTGGGAAAGATTAAATTTAAAACCCCTGCTACACAATAACAGTCTACCAAAATATGAGGCAAAGTGGACTAGGCATAATGAAATGCTAGTAGGAGATTACTATGAAAGAGACTTTATTGAATTCGGATATTGATAGTATAGTAGCCTGTGGTGGTGGTATTGAGACAGCAGCCGCTGTTGCCTGGGCAGTAGATAAAGGATATAAACCTTTTCTATTTACTGAAGTTGTAGATAGAGATAATCCTGCTATAAAAGGAATGACAAGAGCCTGTGAAGATATAGCAGAGTATTTTAATTTACCATTCAAGGCAGCTTATAATGATATGCCTATGGAAAATGCAAGTATACCCCCTACTGACTTCTCATTTGCACAAGCAATAAAACTAATTCTAGGCAATCCTAATATTAGATTTAAGTATATTATCAATGGTGGAAATGCAGAAGATAGTATGCAACAAAGAGTACAGATACGATACCTACAGAGAATAATTACTAGTAGGTGGGGCAATCAATATGACATGCACGGAATGAAATGGAAGGCATTTTTAAATGTGCCTATAATGTTATTTCCATTTGAGTACTTACAAAAGTCAGAGATTATAGGAATAATGATGAACAAACATCCAGAACTTGTAAAGAAAGTCTGGACTTGTGTATCTCCTATTAAAAAAGAAAACAATTACAAACAATGCGGACAATGTGGCAAGTGTACTGAATGGAGTTCAGCACTTAGAGTAGCAAAGCAAGCTAAATTAAAGATACAAGAGGGACTAGATTATGAGTATAATATGCGTCAGTAAAGAGTGGCACGAGTTAACAATAGAAGAATTATACAGAATTATACAGTTACGAATTGATGGATTCATAGTACAAAATAAAACCTGTTATCAAGACTTAGAAGCACACTATGACCAGAATGGTTGGTACACTATGTACTATGATACAAGTTTAGGTATGCATCCTCAGTCTATGGTAGGGCAGACACAGTTCTGTACTAATAAAAGTTTTACAGGTAGTGATGGTACAGTATACACCTATCCTGCATGGCGCAGACAGACTTGGTTGCCAGGTTATAGAGATTGGAGAGTAGAGCAACCACAGACTGTTGCAGCTGCAATGAAGTATACAGGAAAGCCTTACATGATGGCAGAAGTTATGAGCGAAGGATATATACAGCACATGATAGATAAGTGTGGGTATAGATGTGTTACAGATGAGCCTTACTTAGATGAGCAGGTAGACCTAACTGGGTATGTGTAAATGATACTATAGACTTCCAAGAAAGGTATGGTGTAAAGATATGAGAGCCCCAGTGTTCCCTTTCGAGTTTGATGTAGATAGAGAGTGGCTATTAGAAAAAGCATTACAAGAGCCTAGAAGACAGTTCTATCACCATGGAAAGAAAGAAGAAAGAATAGAAGGCTACAAGTATGCTATAATAGACTATCCTGAACTACAAGAACTAGTAGGCAGATTCGCATTGGCTATAAAAGGCAGATGGAATATGAAGTTTGTGTACATTGCCCCTAACACTACTATAGGTTGGCATAAAGATTGGGGAACAAAGTGTGCGTTTAATTGGGTTATAAATGGTAATAACGCAGCAATAAAATATAGAGATAGACCATACGCTTATAGCTCAGCTATAATAAACACACAAGAAGAACATATGGTCAAGAATAATGACCGAGAACGAATACTATTTAAGATAGCTTTATTCGATAAGAGTTACGAGGAAACATGCAAACAATTCAGTTCCCAATTTTTGTAATACATAGTGATAATGTAGAAGAACTGGATGGCATACTATGGTTAGATGACCAAGTACTAGACGATAAAAACATGGAAGGCGATAGTCTAGGTATGAGAAGAATACAGTCGCCAATGAAAAGTATATATCCTTTGAGATATATGATAGAAGATGAGATTAGTTATTTAAAGCACAGAGGGAATACCTTTATAGATAGTACAGGAAAAATTATTATAAAGGAAAAGAATAGAAATGCTAGACTAATATATCATAAGATTGTAAAAACAGATTTAAAAGACGTAGCCGCTGTAGTATGGCTAGAGGGAGTTCCTTTTCCTTTCATAGAAAAGAGACCACCCCCAGCAGAATATACATGGGCAGGAGTGCTACATTTATCAGGTTTCCCATGGAAAGTTTGGGAATACTGTGAAGAAAAGAAAAAAGATACATGGAGAAAAGTATGATTAGTTTAATATTATGGACTTGCTTGGTAACAGCATGGCTATGCTATGGTGGACAAGTAATATATAACTATATAAAGCATAACAGTGAGCTAATGTAATGAGCAATTGGCATGGTGGAAAAGGTTCAAAGAGACGCAAGTCCAATGAACAAGCTTATCGAGATAATTACGATAAGATTTTTAATAAAGGAGTAGAGATGGGAAACGAAGACGCGCAACAGTTAATGATTGCACTAGAGACATGTATATGTTATGTCGCGTATACAAGCTTAAATAGTGGTGGGCAAAAGGAAAGAGAAATGACATGTTGCCCTAGGTTTATACCTAGTGGTAATGGATTATCTTTTAATCAGAAAGCTTCACAAATGGATAAGTGTTTAGCCTATGATATAGAGTTTCAGAGATGGGATGATATAGACTTAGAAACTATAACAGACTGGCATGTAATACAAGAAGATGACTTTGAAGAGCAGTGCAATGAATTATACGGCGATAATATGCCAGACGTAGAATGAGAGAGTTAGGAATGGTGCTAATGGGATGCGTATTTTTCGTAGTCTTTTTCAATGCTGTCATATATCCTGAGATAGAGTACAAAGGTTTCTCTAATAGTAGTTCTTGTACAGGTAAATGCTATGAAGAATATGTAGCACTTAACGGCACATCAGTAGAGATTGAACAAAAGAAAAAGGCTTTAGCAGCAACAGACCCATTTAGTGATATTAGAAGTCTATGGTCGGGCTGTGTAGCTTGTCATGGAGCTAATGGTGAAGGTGGAGTCGGGCCTATGTTGGCTGGACAAACAGCAGACTATATTAGTGGTAGACTTATATCATATAAGAATGGAGAACAAGTAGGGCCAATGAGTGCACTTATGTGGGGACAAGCAGCCAAGCTATCTCAGAAAGAAATAGATACAATAGGTGAATTTATTGTAGCAGGGCTTCCAAGTGAGTAAGTGGTGGAGAATCTGGGCAAAGAGCTTAGGAGAGAAAGTAGGTGAAACAGACAAGCAAGCCAATACTATTGCAGGAATTAGAACAGTATGGTGGTTTACCCACATGCTAACTTGTATTGCAATCATTCTTAATGCTATTGCTAACCATGGTTGGGGTCTGTTAGGTGTATAAAATAATAAGAAACTATCTTTCAGCAGATGAATGTGACGATTACATAGCAATGACTAGAGTACTTGACCCCAATCCTTCACTAGAAGTTGGATTAAAGACTACTAAGAAATCACATCATCATGTAAATAGAACTTATTGGACACTACGAAGTATGACTAAACATTTCAGGCCACTGAAAGCACAAGCAGAAAAATATTGGGACTTACCTTCTGGCTCATTAAAGTTTACACATGCCCCTAAAAACTATGCACATATTATGTGTTATGACGCACCAGGGCAAGGATTAGAGTGGCATGCAGAACCTAACATTTCTACTGTGTCTGTTTCTATAAATTTATCAAATCCTTGGGAGTACGAAGGAGCAGACTTTGAATTAAGAAAAGCTCCTAGCTTAGAGTTATTTAGAGGGGACGCAATATTTTATTCTAGTACTATGGTACATAGAGTTGCTGACCTAGTGAGTGGCAGAAAGTTAAGTTTTGTTATGTGGTTAAAATGATTACATATACTGACTGGGTTACTCCCGAAGAAGTAAAAGAAATAGAGCAAACTGTATTAGTAAAAGAACAATATGTACTTAGTCTACCTACTCCTTGGGAGAATGGTTTTAAAGGACTGACTAATAAGTTTGCAGCGTACAATTGGTTAGATGACTTTGAGTTTTTAATACCTAAATTACAAGAAATATTAGAAACTCCTCATGTAGTACAGTGCTGGGCTAATGTGTTGAGACAAGGAGAAGGAGTACCAAAACATCATCATGCTGTAGGGAAGAACGCAAACTTTAAATGCGGAAATTTATTTATATCAGGAGAACAAAGCGTAGGAACTACATACGATTGGATAGGTAATGTTCCTAATACTCCTGGTGAGTTACATTGGTTTGGCTGTCATTTGCTACATGAAGTGAGTCCAAATACGAGCAAAAAAGAAAGAATTAGTTTGGCATTTGATTGCCATGCAATACAAAAAGATATGAGTGTATTCGATAGAGGAGAATATAGAACAGTATGAATATAGATAGACACGACTTAAGAGCAGCCTTAGTCACTGCAATAATATTAATGAGTACATATTTTTGGGCTATCCATGCGGATGCTCAGGTTTGTGATTACTCAGTACATGGACATTATATATGTGCGGATTCGTAATAACACAAAATAAAAATATGGTAGTAACCATGTTAGAAAGACAAGGCTTTCGCGGACCTGACCTAATGCATTTTTGGGCAGATGAGAAAGTATCTATGGGACACGCTCTCCTAGATATTAGTGGAGAAAGACAAAAACAACCATATAAGACTAGAAAAGGAGAGATTATTGTATTCAATGGGGAGATGTATGACACGACAAAACCTAATGATACAGCTTTTTTAGCAAATGGTTACGATATGTATGGATTAAAGTTTTTACAGTATACAAATTGGCATGGCGCAATAGGGATATATAGTCCTAAAACTACGCAACTAACTTTGATTAGAGACCAGTTTGGAGCAAAGCCATTGTGGTTTTACAAGAAAGGCAAAGCTTTTGCNGCNTCAACAAGTCTAAGAAGTTTTATAAATAAAGAAAGAGATAAAGAAAATGATAAATCATATATATTTAATCCTCTATGGTCTGGTAATGTGACTCCTTATAAACATATAACTAAACTTGCTCCTGGACAGTATGTAACACATAACTTTACTTCAGGAGAGACTCGTACAGCTAACCTATGGAGGGATTACCAAATAATGTCGATGAAGTTAGATAAAAAAGAATTTAGAGAGAGAACAGTAAACTCTATAAGAAATATTGCTAAAAATAAACAAAAGACAGGTATATTTCTTAGTGGTGGATTAGATAGTACATTTGCACTATCTTGTATAAAAGATATGGGACTAGATCTAACGGCTTACATTTGTAAATATGATGACACTAGAGCCCAGTATAGTAATCATAATGGGTTTAGAAACGAAACAGACATGGCTATCCAAACTTGTAAAGAGTGGAATGTTCCTTATAAAGTAGTAACATTACGACAAGCCGAAATGGGACATTTAAGTAGGATGTGGATGGCAAAAACACACTTCACTTGGGTTGATAGAAATAGACAAGCACCCCGATATAAATTATGTGAGGCTGCAAGTAAAGATGGTTGTAAGGTTATAATCACAGGAGATAGCGCAGATGAATTGTATACAGGATATATACATCACTCTAAAAGATTTGAGCCAGACTGGGATAAGGAAACCGTAAAGAGATGTAGAGAAATGAAATGGTTTCCAGA